GCCTGCCCAATATGACTGCTCTCATAAAGTGCGTGCACAAGAGACATGTTAAGTGGTCTGATTGTACACAGCTGTTTTGCAAGAGTGATCCTATCCTGTCGCTGAGACACTTTGAACAGGGCAGCAATGGTTCTATTCCGAACTCTCCCGTCTCTCATCAGATCATCTTCGGTTAGGCGCTGCAATCGTCCCTCTACAGTTGACGACTTCTGCAGATTCGGGCTTAGTGGATTCAGGACAAAATCCAACATCCTCTCGTCATTGACATCGCCAAATCTAATGTTCACCGCCCGTCCGATGAGCTGGCGAAACTCGGGGTGCTTTTGATATAGCAGAGATAGCAGGGCAAGAGAGTCGGCCAAGGGGTCCTTGTTGCCCGAGTACATAAACGAGGGGAGTTGTAGCGTGGAGTAGTAGCCAAGCTCTGATCCGACCCAAGTCAGCAGCACAAGCTTGTTGACCTCTGTCGGAAGTAGCTTGCACCAGTCCGGGTTGGCCAGAATACCGCTCAGCATTTCTAGGTAAGCTAGGAAAGGTCCAACGAAGGGGTGCTTAACAGCAGCTGCCAGCGTCATACCAGACCCCATCGCAGTCTGACAATGCGAGTCCAAGGAGTACACCCCGTCCTTCACTCCGGCTGCAAACTTGGTTGCTTGCTTGAGACCCCCGAGCAGAGGAACTCCCTTGTAGTAGTACTTCCTCTGGTAGGCAAGAAGAGCTGAAGAATGCCATGTCTCCTCTAGCTTTAGTTCTAGTCCAAACCTTGAGAAGTTGTGGGCCAAATTGGCTCTTAGCCGGCGCAGGAGTCCAACTTGATCAATCTCTTCTGTCACATCTACTAGTAGTACTTGGTTGTCTCCTTGACCAGTCAGCTCGTATTTCTCAGTCAATCCCTCCATTGTGTGGTGGATGATCATCTGGGTGCAGAGGGTCCAGATTTTCTGACATATGCCCTGGTTACCTCCGTTGTAGCCCTCCCAGAAATTCTCTCGGCCATGAATCCCGGGGGGGTTGAAGGACTCGGAGGACACAAAAACCGATTGCTGAAATGGCCACATCAACTGGTCCCACCACTTAACTCCAAACAAGTCGTTCAGCAACGACTGGACCTGATAGGTAGATGACTCGTAGTGAAAGTGATTCCACGCTTTGAGATCCATGTGAACCGCTGCAACTTTTTTGCTCGGATCAGCCATAGTGGCTGTCAGGCGATCAATCCTCTTAACAAGATCTGCCCCAGAGGATGTGGTGGTTTGCTCATTGAAGTAGGGATAGATAGAATCACTAATGTTCCTCTCCAAAGTTGATGCTCTCAGTCGCACATGCGGATGGAGCACAGAGTACATCCTTAGCTCGTACTTGTTCTCCAATTCCTTTCCGAGCACTGCGATGATTCTCTCTGCGAAGGCTAAACCGTGGGCAGATGCGCACGCCTCGAACAATGCCTCTATGTCTATGACCTCCTGATCCAGGATCCATTGGATGAACCTGCGTTCTTGCTTAGGGCCTGGTACAGTGAGCCCAAGTTCTCTTTGCACTGCAACCGAGTAGTACTGGGCCACCTGTTGCCTGTCCACGCCACATGACTTGTCGTCCATGAGGTTCAAAGGGTCCGGTAGATAGTTAAACTCAAACACCTTCTTTGGAACAACCTTAGCCCACTCACTATTGGGAATCTTGTTGAGCTCACTGAGTGAGGGGCACACTCCGGTGGAGTAGATTGAGGCGATGCGAGAGTCAAGAAATAAGTCCTGGAGGATGGGAATCAGGGATCCTTCCCTCATGTAGTAACTGACTAGTAGTCGCTTGAATAGCACTCCCTTGACCTCACTACAAAAGGAGAACTCAGTGGATCGTATCTCTGTTCCGTAATCTAGCATCTTCTTCATCCCAGCTTCTTCAGAGCCTATGGGTAGCCAGTGCATCTTCTCTTGACCAAACTGTTCCATGAGTGAGTTGACACCTCTTTCTCCCTGGTCACGCAGGTACTCCCGGAGAAAATCAGCGAGAGCGGAAGCCTCAACCCAGACAAGCATGTTACTGCTTTGCAAGCCATCTAGTGTTCTCTGGAGGTACTCAGTGTCGGTACACTCATCTCCAAACTCCTCGAGAATCACCCCAACACAGATCGCCTCCAGCATCTTGTACACAGAGCAAGCCTGGCACGCCAGCCTTTCGTAAATCTGGTCCAGCTTGTGATATAGAACTTTTGTTAGTTCGTAAAAATTGGTACCAGCAAACGGAGAGATGTTTCTCACTGCCAGGGAGTAGGCAGTCGCATGGAAGTGTGCCTCAATCTTATCTAGCACGTTCAAAAACCAGGTGTAACTGATGATGACGTGCGACGATGCCCCAACAGGGATTCTGATCAGGTTTCTACGGAACACAAAGCCAGGTAGAGTAGGGATAGTGAACTCTGGGGGCTTGGATGAAGCCGCGTGAGCAACCTCAGAGTGAATCTTGCACACAACTAACTTCCCTCTCCATGTCGCCACCAGATCCGGATGGTTAGCCAGCTGAGCTGCCAGATTCTCAGGAGAGCAGCTTTGGTCAATACCCAGCGACCCGTAGATCACTTCTGCCTGCATTTGAACTGACTTGGTGGTAGCCTCCAACGCCTTAACCAAGGGTTTGTCAGCTCCTTGGAACAAAACACTGGCCCTTTTGAGCACAGTATCTTCCAGCTGAACAAAGAGAGGTCTCCCTTCCACAATCCCAGAGTGGTCTGAGATCAGTTCGGAGGCGTCCCAGTCACCTGCTTCCCAGAAGAACTGGTGTGGGGCAGACTTGTAAAACTCAGCCATATTGGTCACCAAGGCAGAATCGAGATGCCTACTGTACTGGACAACATTCTTGGGAGCATAGGGAGTTCGCATTTTTGAATCCATAATTGTAAGAATATTTTCTTGAAGTTTTTCTAAATTGTTGTGCCACTTACTTCCTGCGGCCAAAAATGGACGACCCGGTGGAGAACTGGGGGGCTCCGGGAGCACTGGCAGAACCAGGAGGAGCCTTACTTCCCTGAGGGGTGTTGGCTGACTTGTTCCCAGTCACCCCAGAGACGGAAGACCTGACGGACCCACCACCACCGCTCGAGGGAGTTGCCATGGTGGAACCCCCAGCCCTGAGGAGGTTGTTGGTAGTCTGCAGTGTGGAGACAAGCTTACCAAGGGAGGTTGTTAGCTCCTGCACCTTGGATTCAACGCACATCTGGCGGTCGCTTAGCTGTTTTGTCATTGCCCCGATCGTGTCAATCAGATTGGAGACAAGAGGATCCGTGTCCATCTTGACCTCAAGGGGCTGGCCATTCAAGCCTACCACCTCAAACGGGTTGATTCCAGACTCAGCACTCAGCGAGAAAGGGTAAGATCCCACTTTCGCTAGATCCTCGGGGACGTACTCAGCCATGTGGACCAGGTAGTGCAAGTTACTTGCAGCGAT